GACTTGGCTGATACCCGAATGGGCCGTCTGGGTGATCGTGATCGCCCTCGTCGGCGAGTTCGCGATCGTCACGGCCTACGTCTACGTGATGACCGTCAAGCAGCTGCTGGCCACCGGCGTGTGGGTCCCGAGCTCGGTGCGCGTCATCGCACGGATCCTGCTCATCGTCGGAGCGCCAGGTGACGTCGTGTACCAGTTCGGGCGGGCTACGTTTCAGTTTCGAGAGCTGCCGCGCGAGCTGACCTTCAGCGCTCGCGTCCAGCGGCACATTGACAAGTCGGCCGGATGGCGCCACGACAAGGCGCGGACGTGGGGCGAGTTCATGAACCGCGTGGATCCAGGTCACATCAAGCTCTGATGCGCGTCGGCGTCGCCCGCTTCGCGTCGCTCGAGGAGGCGACACTCGGAGCTTTGTCCGTCGACGGCCGCTTCCAATGTTTCACGCTCGAGGACGAGCACCGCGAGATAAAGGTGCCGGGCGAGACGCGGATCCCGGCCGGCGAGTATGAGCTCGCGCTGCGCGCCGAAGGCGGCATGCATGAGAAGTACCGCGTCCGGTATCCGGAGCACCGCGGCATGCTTTGGATAAAGAAAGTGCCGGGGTTTGAGTGGATCTACCTTCACCCAGGTAATACTCCCGCAGCTTCGAGCGGGTGCCTACTCGTCGGCGACATGGCGCACGTCCGCGGCGAGCTCATGCAGTCAGAGATTGCGTACCGTCGAATCTATCAACTCCTGTCGAACGCATTGCTCGCCGGCGAGCCGGTCACCATCCACGTCAGAGACGAGGTCACGTCATGAACAATCGCGCGTTTAAGCTCGGAGCCGCACTCGCCGTGCTCCTTTGGGCCGTCGCCGCCTTCGCTCAGATCCCCGGTCCGCCGACGGAGAACGTCGACGCCTGGTACGAGTGGATCCTCGTGTGGCTGATGCGCCCGGGCGTCGCGGCCGTGCTCGCAGGCCTCGTGCTCGCGTTCGTCGTGCCGCAGCGCGCGAAGATGGACCTGCCGCACAAGTGGCCTGCCGATCGGCGCCGGCGGATGACGCGTCGGATCTCGTTCGTGTCCGGCTTCATCCCGACCGCCTTGCTATGGCCGCTCGGATGGAACCTCGAGACGATGAGCACGCGCGATATCTACATCATCGTGATCGCCGGCCTGCTGACCGCGACGCTCGTCGGCGCGTCCGCCCCGTGGACTTATTCGGTTGTGATGAACCAGCTCTACAAGCGCGGCTGGCTCAGTGAGATGAAATGGTCTGGCGAGGCGCGCGCCGCCGCGAAGCGAGTGGGCGAGACGACGTCGTCCGGTATCCCGGTCGACACACAGTGACCCGTGCTGCACAAGCTCCGTATCGCCGGCGTCGCGATCGCGATCGCCGGGTCGTTCGCCGCTGGGTTCCAGGTCGCCGCGTGGCGCGCCGGCGCCCGTGACGCGCGCGAGCTCGAGGTAACGAATCGGGCGTGGCAGGCGCGCGCCGCGGAGTTCGAGCGCCGGATCGCAGAGGACAACGCCGCCACCGCTGCCCGTGAGGCAGACCTATTGATCGTGCTCGAGGCCGAGCGCTCACAATCGGAGGCCTTACGTCGTGAGATTCAAGACCGGCCGGTCATCCGGCATACCGTATCGGTTCCCGTGGCTGGTGAGTGTCTTGCTCAGCCCGTTATTGACTGGGGCGTGCTCAGCCGTCTCTACAACGCCGCTGCCACTGGATCCGCCCCCACGGGCGCTACCGACGGCGGCAATGCAGTCCTGCCCGCCGGCGCTGCCGACGCTCCCTGACGATATGCAGGAGCGCTGGGACGCGGATCCGGCCGGGGCCGTGCGCCTGCTTCTCGAGACCGAGGCGCGGCAGGGCGAGCAATATCGTGCGTGTGCCGCGCGTCATGCGGCACTCGCAGAGTGGGTCAGACAATGAGCGTCGTGGAGAAACTATCGACGAGCCTGGTCCCGCCCAACATTGACCCGACCCTTTGGTGGAGGATTGCCGTGAGCGGATTCATATCGGGAATCGTGGTTTGGATCATGTGGGCGATGGGCGCCTTTGCGGCGTTCGGCATGCCGGGCCTCGCGCGAGCTGACAAGCTCGAGAACATCGAGCAGAAGCAAAACCTGACGCTACAGCTGACACTCGCGCGCGAGATCTGCCGAGTCTATTTCTTGCGCGAAGACGCGCGCGGAAATGGGCCGCTGTGGGAGAGTCTCAACGAAACCTTCGAGCGCCGGCAAGTCGAGTACGCCGGCGTCAACAAGGGCCTGCGCTATCCGGCCGCGGAATGTAGTCGAGCGCAGTGACGTCAGTCCGCGACCTTCCGCATGACGCGGTCGATCGCGCGCCCCTCCGTATCGATCGCCAGCCCGGCATAAATCAACAACAGCCGCCACGCAGAGTAGGGCATCGGCTGCTCGCCGCCGGTCCACTTCCGAATCGTCCGCCCGCCGCTCTTCCCCTCGCGCGCGCCTACGCCGAGCTGTAGCGCCGCGAACGATCCCGTCCAACCGAGCAATCGAAGCACCTCGCGGATCTCCTCCGGCGTCGGTGGCCGGAAGCGATCGTCAAGAAACGGCAGGCGCGTCTCTCGACGCACCTCCGTCCTACCTTCGACCCTGTAAATCGGGGTTTCCTCGCTCATTTTATTACCTCCTTATATCCAGCCTCGTTCAGCCAGACTCACCGTCTGCGTCCTACCGACGACCAAGTGATCGAGCACGCGCACGTCGATCAGCGACAACGCGGCCGCTAGTTTGATCGTGATCGCGCGGTCCGCCTCGCTCGGCTCCGGGTTGCCCGACGGATGGTTGTGCACGAGCACGACGGCCGCCGCATTCATTTCGAGAACCGCCATGACGACCTCGCGCGGGTGAATCACCGCGCCGTCGATCGTGCCCTGGAACATCTCCCGAAACGCGATCAGGTTGTGACGCGTGTCGAGCAGCAGCAGCGCGAACACTTCGGACCTGCGGCCAGCGAGCTTCAGAACGACGAAGTTCGCCGCGTCTCGCGGGCTTGCCAGGAAGCCTCCCTCGTTCGTGTGCAGACGCGCTTCGAGAATCTTCAGGGCCTTGCGGATGATTTGGTCGTTGGTCATCGGGTTTTCTCCGGTTAGTGGCCATGCGAAGTGCCGGCCGTTGGGAGTATAGTAGGCCTTTACGGCCTACATTGCAAGGGGTGGCGCGGGCTAGAGACGGGGCTGGCCCTACGGCATTCGGGGTATGGCGCGGAGGATTCTGGCAAGCTCGATCAAGTCGCAGGGCGCAAAACCGTAGGTCCCGGGACCGTTGCCGTCGAGCGTAAAACAGCCGTCCTCGTCGTCCCACGTCACCTGGGCTGCCCAATCGTCTCCGACGTACAGCATGAAGCTCTCCACGCGAAACTTGAGCGGGATCTTTCGTTCCTTACGTCGGCCACTCAAGGCGTATCCTCGATCTGTCGGCAGGCTCTATCCGCTCTCTCCGCCGCCGCGAGCTGTTCCTCGACGGTCGCGGGCTCAGTGAGATTGACCAATCGGTCGCGCGCTGCTTCGTCGCAGGTCTCGGGTTCCAGCCAGTAGATCGCGATGATGATGATGGCCGCCAGCAGCACCAATGCGACGGCGACCAGACGATTTCGACGAGACAAGGGTTTGCTGTGGTTCATGGGCGTACCTCTGGGAAATTCCGGGCCGATCGGCGCGGAATCTCGTATATACAAGGTGAAGCGGGCGATTTTTTCCCAGACTTCGCGGGCGCGAATTCGTGGGCGTTCAGAGACTTGGGCAGGAGTGAGAGTCCGCCTCCTAAGCGGAAGGTCGCGCGTTCGAGTCGCGCTCGGGGCACCAGCTTTCCGCCTGCCGCGACAAGCACTTGCAGCGTTTTGCGCGTCACGCATCGGCCGCTCCTTCTGGGAAATTCCGCGATTTCTGGGAAATCGGCTCGCCCGCCAGCGCTGGGCCAGGGCGGACAGCGTGGCCTATTGATCTGAGAGCCGCCCCATCTGCACCCAACAGCTCAATGAAACCGCACGGACCTTCATGTCCAGCTCGGAATCGGCAATGCACGTCGGATCCGAGCGGCCGCCAATATACCCGCCAGCATGGCTCATAACCGAACACGGCCGTGAATCTGTCCTTCCCGCTCATCTCAGTGGCCTCACCTTCGTCGCCTTCCGAATGTAGATCCGCTTCGTCGTTTGAATCGATTCGTGGCCGAGCCGGGCACTCGCCTCGACGTCGTCGTCCGTGTCCGTCGCCGACTTGGCGCGGATATCGTTGAAAGTGAAACGGGCGGCGACCACCTTCTGCTTGAGCGCCTTGTTCATGAGCCGCTGCCAGTTCGCCTCGAAGCCGCTCGGCGTGTAGAACGTGCCCGCGCGCGTGCAGAGCAAAGGCCGGACCGAACGCTTGGCGCCATCGCGGCCGACGATCGTGGCCGCGCGCCGTAGCCTGGGCGTGAGGTGCTTTGCTCGAGCGACGACCGCGCGGAGCTCGTCGGTCCACTCGAAGATCAGGGCCTTCGTGCGCTTGCCCGGGCGCTCGGACCGGAGCCCGTCGTCGCCCTCGCCCTCGAGGGGCAGCCGGAGGACGCCTCCGCGGCGTAGGCCGGTCAATAGGGCGAGGTCCATGCCGATCTGCATCCGCTCGCCGGCGAGCTTATAGACGGACTCGAACTCCTCGTCGCTCGGGCAGCGCGATCGCGACGCCGGCGTGTAGTCGCCCTTGCGGACCTGCCACAGCGGGTTCTCGTCGAGCTCGCCCCACATGACGCACGCCGTAAGCACGGCCGACAGCAGGTTGAATTCCTTGATGGCCTGTGTGAAACCGCGCTGCGCAATGTCCGCTGGCGGCTCGAGCTTTTTCGCGGCGGCCGCGGCGGCAACCTTCCGCTGGATCTCCTGGCTGCGCTCGGATAGAAACGTGTAGCCGTGGCGCGGCTTCAGCGCGCGCGGCCGCATGTGCCCGCAGTACTCCTCGAGCTTCGGGAACATATAGAGCTGGTTGCGGCGCGTGGCCTCCGCGCGCTTCGGCAGGAGCTCGCGCTTGTACCGTTCGAACGCCACTCGCATCGTGTCGATCGACGTCGACGGCTGCACGATCTTCGCCCAGGCCTCCATCGCTTCGGGCAGCGACTTGCCGAGCATCATGCGCTTGCGCGCGCGGCCGCGGCGATAGTAGTACGTGCCGTAGTCCAGCGTGACCCCGGTCGGTAGGTGCTTATCCTTTCTTCTTTTTCGCCCCACGAGCATCGGTAGACTATCCGAACTTCCGAAACGCGCCAAGATTGGGTTCCTCGTCGACGTCGTCCGTGCGCGCGCCGACGAGGTGCCGGTCCTTCTCCGCGACGTCGACCTTCGGATACCCGGAGGCACCGATTTCGAAACGCCACCGGTGCAGACGCAGCCATTTGATCTGTGCCGCCGGCTGCTTGTAGTCGGTGATCTGCTCGAGCTCGTCCGGGGTGAGTATCATCCGAACAGTGCCTCGCTCACGAACCATTCTGTGCCGCGTTTTTCGACCACGCGCCGAGCCTTGAGCCGGCCGATGTATGTGTCGACGCTTCGTCCTTTGTAGTTGGTGAGATCGCCGAGCTGTTGTTTCGTCATGCCGGTCGGGTAGTAGCTGACGAGGGCCTCGAGCATCCTTTTTTCGCCGTCGGGCAGCTTGTTGAGCCAGTACTCGCGAAGTCTGTCGCCGGTAGGCAGTGGTTCGAATGACGCGCCCAGCGCCTCAATGCCCGCCTCCGTCGCGACGACCGGCCACGTGGTGCCAATAAATCCAAACTGCCGCAACCGCGTGATGTACGTGTCGATGCTCCTGCTCTTATAGCCAGTGAGTACGAAAAGCTGCTCGCGCTCGACGCCGGCGGCTTCGAACTGCGCGATTGCGGTGAGGACCAACGCCTCGCCTTTATTCAGGCCGTCCGGCGCCGCGCGCGGTGAAACGGATGAGCGGCTTTGCGGAACGGGCGGGCGGTTTCGTGAAACGGCCGGGGCATTCGGTGAAACGGGCGGCGACGCGATCTCGACGAGCTTCGGCTGCCGAGGGAAGCGGACCTGTCTGAACTCGCCGAGCGCGTCCGATAGTTGCTCGAGGATCGCCTCTGCCCACGCGACCCCTTTGAACAGCCCCTCGGAATACTCCTGCAGCGCCTTGACGTTCCGCTCGAGGAGCTCGGCGCGGCGTCGCAGTTCGCGGATCTGGCCGGCGTCGGGCCCGGGCGCTTTTACACTATGTGTGATAGTGGGGTCCGGGCCCGGCTTTCGCGCCGCCGCCTCGAGCTCGCGGATCCGCTTCTTCAGCAGAGCCGGGTCGTTGGCTTGCGCCTCGGCGACGACGGTCGCGAGCTTCGTGCGGACCTCCTCGAGGTCGACCTCCGCCCAGCCTTGCAACTTCGCGACCGCCGTCTGCGGCTTGAACGAGTCGTAGGTCGTGAACATCGGGAACGTCACGTGCTTGGGCCCGAAGTCGATCTCCGGTGACCACACGATCGCCTCGCCGCGCTTCATGCTTGCGAGCTGCGTGACGAGCTCGCGGGACTTCGTCGGATCCGCGCAGCCGTCCATCCAATCCTTGACGGCGCCGCGGTCGAGCGGATGCGTGACGCGCATCGCGATCAGCGTCTCGCAGCTCGTCACGAAATCCTTGTGTACCTTCTGCGGGCGCTGGCTCGCGGCCAGGAGCGTGATGCCCTTGCCGCGCCCTTCGCTCGCGAGCCGGTTCGTCCAGTGCAGCATCTTTCCGGCGTCGACGTCGAGCACCTTGCCCTGGGGCGCGAAGTTGTGGACCTCGTCGATGACGAGGTGGCGGAGGCCTCTGGCATGCTTGAAGAAATGTGAGGCGAACGCGATGAAGAACCGCGTGCGCTCGCCGACCATCCAGCCACCGAGATCGATCAGACACGGGCGGTTCCCGCCGGCGACGAGCTCGGCGACGTGCGCGCCGGAGTGCTCGTTGATCGGGACGTCGGCATGCTCGCCGCCGAAGATCACGACCGGATAGCCGGCCTGCTTGCCGTCGGCGGACGACTTGATCCCGAACCAGTCGCCCTTCGGATCAATGATGCAGACCGGCTTGTCGTGCTCGAGCAGATGCTCGACGAGCACGCGCAGCGCCGAGCTCTTGCCGGCGCCAGTCTTGCCGAGTGTGATGACGTGCTGCTCGAGGGCTTTGGTCGGGATCGGCAGCGTCATTGCCGCTTGCCCTTGCTGAATCGGTTCGGGTTCGTGCACGTCTTGAAGTGGGACATGTGCTTCTGCGGATCGTAGACGACGTCGTCGGGCAGCACGGTCTCCGCGTCGCACGGCATCCGCGATCCGTTGCGCGTCGGCAGGTAAATGAGCTGCGCGCGGCAACCCTGCTCGCGGCAGGGAACGATGCGGCGAGTGTGATCGTCAGTCGTCATCGCGGTCGTCGCCATAGTCGCGATCGCTGTCGTCGTCAAAATCACCGTCCTCGAGGCCGTCGTCGCGTTCGGGATTGCTATTAGCCGGGTGTGCTGGCTGGTGCGTGAGCTCTCGGCTGACTTCTTCGCGGGCCTCTTTTTTCAGATCTTCCTTCACAGCGCCCAGCCTTTCCTCGAAGGCCTTCTGCAGCTCCCACGAACTAAACGGCTGCTGCGCGGCGCGCGAACAGATTGCGAGCACGGTCGCCTCGTCGACGGGCGTGAGCTTGTAGACCGAGCTTGACCCGAAATACGAGGTGAATGCCTGCGCGCCGCGTGACGGCGGGACGTCGATCTTCATCAGCTTCCCGCCGCCGATCTCCGCCTCGCTGACGAAACCGGCGAGCGTGACGTGCCCCATGAGTTCGACGATGCACCAAGAGCGGAAGCCGGGATCGGCGTGTTCGTTCATGTGGTCTCCGGTTCCGAATAGAGATCAGCGTGCCCGACGCCAGGCGGCCCGAAGTCACATTCTTCGACGAGCTCGCATAGCTTGAACTCGAGATCGCGCGGATCGTCTCCCGTGATGCGCTCTGAGAAGAGCGTCGCAAGCTCGATGGCTTTCTTCTCGTCCTCAGCGACGCCCCAATACACGCCCGTCAACATGCCGCAGCGTTTGAACTGCACGCGGTAGATGTTCATGCCGCCTTCCGCTTGGCCTTGGCCTTCGCTTTTGCCTTCGCCTTCTTCTTCGGCGTCAGCTCGCGGCGGATCTTCGCGACGTCGACGCCAGCGAGCTTCGCGGCCGCCTCGAGACGCGTCATCGGCGACCGGCTGTAGGAGTTGACGTGCAGCTCGCCGGCGAGATAGGCCTGCGCGACGAAATTCTCGAGCGTGGCTTCGGTCGTGAGCCCCTTCACGTGATCCCGGACCCGGTCGAAAAAGCCGCGAGTCTTGCTCTCTGGGACGCCAAGTAGATCCATGAGCACCTCGCCGGCGTCGTAATCAAGGGTCTCGACCATGAGCTCGGCGACGACGCGCATCGATGGCGCTTGCCATTTCCCGGTAGCCTGGATCGCCTGGAATACGGCGCGCCGGACCGACTTCTCGACCTTCGCCCGGGCAGCGTTCTCACGTTTTTCCTTGCGCCATGACTCCTCGCGGCCGCCGCTCTCGCGCTTAGGCTTCTTGAGCTGCGACTCGTGCACGATCTCGACGACCTTGCCGGTTTCCGGATCCTGCAATAACGCCGTCGTGGCGTCAGGCTTGAGTAGCTTGCGCGGCGTCGTGTGCGTGCTGCCTATCCAAAACTTCTCGTCGGCCAGCTTGTAGCCATCGCGAACGTCATAAGCGTGCGCGACGCCGTTTGGTGCGATCTTCTTCGCGGCCGCGCCCGTGATGACCTCGCGCCCGGCATCCCTGGCGGTTTGAATCTGCCGGTTCGCGAATGCGACCGTCTTAGCTTTGAAGCACGCCGGGTCTGTACAGACGTCTGGACTCTTCACGTCTCCGAAGAGCTCCTTCTGGTTGCCGGTACGCTTTGGGCACGCACCGCACGGCCCGGCGGACCCGTTGAGCTTCTCGTCTTCGGTCGGGAACGGCGCCTCGGCGAGGCGCAGCATGTAGCGCTCTTGAACGTGCTCCTGCGCCGTGCGGTAGCTCATCGGGCCGCTCCATTTGTCGCCGAGTACGTCCCTGAGCGCCTCGGCCTGCAGCTTCTCGACCGGGATCCGCGCCAGCAGCAGCGCGATCGACTGAGAGATCTCGCCGGCGTAGAACGCCTTACGACACTTGTCGCTGAGCTCGAGCAGCTTGAGCCGGGCGTACACGTAAGACCGCGACTTGCCGACGCGCTCGCCGAGCTCGTCCGCGACGTGGCCGTGCTTGGACATGAGCTCGTGATAGCCCTCGGCCTCCTGCATGGGATGCAAGTCCGCGCGCTGCAGGTTCTCGATGAGCTGGATCTCGATCGCCTGCTCGTCGTCGAGGTCCTCGCGGACGACGGCCGGGATCTCCTCGAGGCCCGCGGCCTTCGCGGCGAGGTAGCGCCGCTCGCCGACGACGAGCTCGTAGGTCGCCCGAACGCCGTGGATTGGGTCCTCCTGCGACCGGATGATGATTGGCTGGAGCACGCCGTGTTTCTTGACGCTCTCGGTGAGCTCGGCGAGCTCGTCCCCGGAGAATCGCTTGCGGCGCTCAATCTGCGAGACCGTTTGCGACAGCCGGATCATGTCGAGCGAGATCGTGGTGAGAGTGTTCATTGTTCGAAACTCCTGGTTGCTCGGCCCGCGATGCGTAACGCGCGCGCGAGCCATGTAAATTCCCGGCGAATACGCCCGTGCAGACGTCCGCTCGCTGCATGCGAGAAGTGGCCTACGTAGCTCGCCCAGACCGAGCAGAGCTCGCGGCACTGGTCGGGCGTGGCACGCAGTTGTCGTCGGCGAACGTGGGAGCGGGCCCACCTCTTGAGCTTCTCGCGCGCATGGAGAACGACGCGCCGGCGGACGATCAGATGGGTCTTGCGAACGATGTAGCCCAGGAAATCGACGCCGGCGCCGAGCGGCCGCAACTTGTAGTCGGGTTTGAGTGTGAGCTTGAGACGGTCCTCGAGGAAGGCAGCGATCGCGGCGTGGCACTCGATGAGCCGCTCCCGGCTCTCGTCGACGAGCACGAAGTCATCGACGTAGCGAATGTACCGGCGCGCGCGGAGCTCGTGCTTGACGTATTGATCGAGCTCGTTGAGATAGACGTTCGCGAAGAACTGCGATGACAGGTTGCCGATCGCGATGCCGCACCCGGGCGCGGCATTCGCGAGATGCTTGTGTGCGGGCACCGCGGCGCGCTCCTCGGCCGAGCAGGCGTGAATGACGCCGTGCTCGAGCGCGGAGCGGGCGAGGAGGGCGTGGACGGCATGACGAAGCGGCAGCGACAGACCGTGCCGAGTCATCCGTTCCTTGAGCAGCGCGTACAGCGTCGGCCGGTGGATCGAGTTGAAGAAGTTGCGGATGTCGAGCTGCAGATACCAGCCGTCGCCTGCCTGCCGCATGAAGCGCTGCAGACGCCGGACCGCGGCGTGCGTGCCCTTGCCCTTCCGGTTGCTGAAGCTGTCGAAGATGAACGCGCGCTCGTAGATGCGCTCGAGCTCGGGCACGAGCCAGTGGTGCACGACGCGATCGCGGAAGGCCGGCGCATGGATCTCGCGAGCCTTCGGGTGCTTGGCGACGAAGCACGTCGGCGCCGACGGCCGCCAGGTCAGGGTGTTGAGCTCGCCCTCGAGCGCGAGCAGCTCGTCGATCCACGCAGTCTCGAATGCCAGCTGGCTTTCGCTCGGGCGTTTGCCGCGGCGCGCCTCGCGCCAGGCAGCATGGAGGTCGCGCAAGGTGACAGCACCGCGATACTCACTGGCGCGCACGGCGCGGACGAACCCGTTGTTGTCGTGGTGGTTGTAGTTCGAGTTGCCGTTGTTGAAGTTGACGTTCCACGCGTAATCGGAGGGCGACTCCGCTAACCCGCGATCTTGCGACTCGGCTGTCCATCCAAAGGGGTAGGGCAGCTTCGTCATCGGTGAGCCTCACCGGAGGCGTCGCGGGCACTCAGTACCTGGGCACACCCCGGCGACGACGTCGCCAAGTTCAGGCCTCTCATGTGCTGCTTGTGCCAACCTCCACACTGCCTGCCGAGCTCTGAAACGGAACGGGCGAGCGCCTCGAACTGCGCGAAGCACTTGAACGCGCCGATGCCTTTGATGATCTGAATCGTCAGCTTGAGCTCGTCGACGGCGAGCACGAGCTGCTCGAGCCACTCGGTGCGCTTGGAGTGGTCTAGATACGCCCGATACGCCGCCCAGAGCACCTTCCAGGCCGCCGAGCGAAGGTCCTCGCCGGTCTGGTATTTGTGGTAGCGCGAAAAGCCGCGGACGATGATCTCGATCTCGCACATGAGGCGCTCGGCGAGCTTGACGATCGGCGGGGCTTTAGAGGTCACGGTCCGATGTCCCAATTACTGACTGGCGCGCACGGCGCGGACGAACCCGTTGCTGCCGCGGTGGAGGCAGTACGAGTTGCCGTTGTTGAAGAGGACGACCCACGCGTAAACGGAGGGCGACTCCGCCCACGGCGTCGACGTCCAGTACCAGCCCGTCTTGCAGTCCGTGAAGACGCTCGTGTCGATCGACGGGTTGTGCCGCTCGTAGTTGACGAGGCTCAGAAGCTCGCGGACGGTCGGCAGACGCCATCCGCGCGCGGCGGCGAGCTCGAGCTTCGCGCAGTGCGTCTCGGCATCCTTGAACGTCATCGTCCTGTCGGCAGCGTCCTTGCGCGTCCAGATCAGCCCGAGCTCGTGATCGAGCACCTGCTCGTCGTCGAGAATCTCGAACCGCGCGCCCGCAAGCGACGCGAGAATCTCGCGGCGTGGCTCATCGGCAAAGGCACTAAGGACGCTCGCGATCGCGAGGATCTGTTCCTGATCTGCGCTCGCGACGTGACGCGCAATGACAGCTTTCAATTCAACGCCAAGTGAATTCATACGCTCCCCCTTAAAGAGCCAATGGACCGATTACTGACTGGCGCGCACGGCGCGGACGAACCCGTCGTTGCCGTGGTGGTAGCAGTACGAGTTGCCGTTGTCGAAGCTGACGAACCACGCGTAACCGGAGGGCGACTCCGCCCACGGAGTGCCCGTCCAATAGAAATCCGATTTGCAGTCAGGGAAATAGTCGGTGTCGATCGCGGGCCGGTACTTCGAGCGATCAGCGAGGCAGAAGAGTTCCTCGACGGTCGGCAAGCGCCAGCCCGTAACGTAGCTCGCGGCCTTTGTTTTCTCGGCCGCCGTGACAGCGGCGGCGTGGTTCTTCGCTTTCTGCTCCTTGACCGTCCACATAAGCCCGGTCGTGGTGTCGAGCACCGCATCCCACTTCTTGGCATCGGCCGCGAGCTCCTTGCCTTTGGTGCTGATCTTGATGAAACGGGTTTTCTTCGCTTTCGCTGGCACGTGGATCTCCTCGGTGGGTTAAAGGGCGAGCTCGCCCTGGTCGGATTCTTCCGGGGTCAGAACCGGGGTTTTTACCGGGGCAAAACCCTCGGGGTAATCGACGATCGTGAACGCCGTCGACCTCGCGCGCTTCTCGATCGCGACGGCGAGGTCCCGGCGGTTTCTGCGTTTAAACTCGGAAGGTCGGGCCCAGCGCAGCGCGGTGCCGGGCGCGGTGTGCACGATCGTATAGCCGTTCCTCACTAGCTCGCGCCGAGCATCCGCGACGGACTTGTGGCCGGTGCGGATCACGCGCTAATACCCATTGAGCCAGCCAGCGAACGTGATCGCGACGACGAGCCCGATGAAGCCGAGCTCGAGGCCGCGGATGAAGTAGTCGCGGCGTTTCATGTGATCGCCCTCGGCCGGCGGAGTTCATGGATAGCGCCCGAGAGGTTCAGCCTCTTGGCCGAGATTTCCTCGATGATCTCGATCGCGTCAGGACGCGATCTGCACAGTGTGAGCAGCTCCGTCATCTTCGCGCGTTGCGCGTCGGAGTACTTCTCGTTGCCGGCGAGGTCGGCAAGACACTTGCAGAATACGTCGAGGCGGATATGGCGGACTGGCATGGCCATTGGTTGGAGCCGGGCTACGGGTGGTAAACTGCCGGCGGGCCAGAGAACAACGCATAAGGAGCGCCCACATGGCTGACCTTAATACCGAGCCGCGCACCGCGACGACCGTCGAGCAGACCAGCAAGAAGTTCAAACTTCACCAACTGATCGGGTTTGCCCTGATGGTCATTGGCATCGTGGCCGTCGCCGGCGGCGCGGGCAGTGGCGCGAGCGCCGGCGGATTCTTGTTCTTTGTCGTCGGCCTGCTTTGGTACATCCTTGCGCGCGTAGGCGCGTGGTGGCACCACGGGTAGCGCCGTCCGCGGCACGATTCCACCGAACTGACGGAACTGCGGTTCGCTGCTGGTGATCGTGCCTTTGCTGTAACGCATAGGCGCGACTGTAAGGATACTTACACTAGATTGTCAAGCGTCCTTACATCAGGTCGTAGGGTTTTTCGACTTCTTGCGCGACGCGTGGCGTTCCGCCACCTCGCGTTTCCGCTCGCTTTCCCATCGTTCGTAGTTCGGATGCGCGCGGCGGTGGGCTTGTTCGATGAGCGTTTTCGCGGTGACCTTGCTAGGGTCCTCGTCGGGTATCCCGTCCCACATCGCCGCGAGCGTTAAGGCAGGGTCGGAGATCTCGAGCTCGTTGCGTTTCTTTTGTCGTCGACGTGGGACGAGCTCGTAGTCCGACGAATCCTCCATGATCCCCTGCATTTGGCCAAGCAGTTCGCCGGCGGCGCGCTGAATCGGCGTGAGCAGAAAGTGCAGCGGGATCCCGAGCTCCTCGTTTAAACGGATGGCGAACCCGGTCTCGATCTCTCTGACCTTGCCGGTTTCCCAGTAGGTCACCGATACGCGCGAGGCCCGGACTTTCTTGGCGAGCGTTAGTTGACTCCAACCTTTTTGCTCGCGCGCGTGGCGGATGAGTTCGCCTCGAGCTGTGCTCTCCGGAGTTGGTTCGAACGTCGTGCCCGCCATGGCCGGCATCCTAGTCCACGAGGCCGAGCGCTCGTCGTCGATGTAAGTACGCTTGACGGCCATATGTAAATGTACTTACACTCGGGGCCGTGAAAACTTCTGATGCGATTTCGCACTTCGGCTCGCCCGCGAAATTAGCGGAGCAGCTCGACATTACGGTCCAGGCCATATACCAGTGGGGTGACGACGTTCCGCGCTTGCGCGCGCTGGAACTCGAGAAGCTCACCGGTGGAGTGCTGGCCGCGGAGTCAGAACCGAAGCGAGTTGCATAGCGCGTCGGCGCACACCGGGGGGTGGGGCGGCTAACGCGCGGGTTGTGGGAACCGACCGGGAGCTTACGGTCTTGCAGACTGCGTTCTTATACGGCGGGTTGGGGCCCGTCTTTGTGGTGGGCATCTTCGCTGCGGCGCGTTACTGGCGTTTACGGATTCCTGATCTTTTTTCCGTATGAGCCAGCAAGACCCGTTGTTTCACGAGGATTTTCGCGACGCTCTGCGCCATGCGATCAAAGCGCTCGGCGGCTACGAGGCCGTTGCTGTCGATCTGTGGCCTACCAAAGCTGGCAACCGAAAAGCTGCAGCGACGTGGCTTTCTGATTGCCTCAACCCGGAGCGGCCCGCGAAGCTGGATCTAGAAGACCTCGTAAAGATCTTGGAGATGGCGCGGGCAGCGGGGATTCATTGCGCGATGCATCGGCTATGCGACGAGATCGGGTATGCGCGCGCGGAGATTGCGCCCGCGCGAACACCGCGCCAGGAACTCGTTGATCGGATGGAGCGTTGCCTCGCTGAGTTCAAACGACTCGCGGACGAAGAGGCGGCAATTCAACACAGCGAGACTCTCGCACAGATCAGGACAGCGAAACGCCCATGAATAACCGCGACGAATGCGTCGAGCCGAGCAGGCCGGAAGTCGAAAACGGGATACCCCAATTCCCCCGAAGCGCTTCACCGCCTGCTCGGCCTCGACTTTTTCTGCGGACGCGCTTGATCGAGGACCAGCCCGACACGTTCACAGTCCATCGCGCTCCGGAGGAGGGAGACTGGTGCTGAGCATCGACGACGCCAGTCGTGCTTCGGCGCAGCGCTTGGTCGAACGTCAACGTAAGCGCGAACAGCGTCAGGCGATCGAGCAGCGCATCCGAGAGCATGTGCGTCGCTGGGTGAACTACGTCGGCTTCGAGCCGCGGCGGGTTCCGGTATTCCGTGAGGACTTCGAGCTCCTCGATCTTTCACACTTCGATGGCAAACCGTACTCAGTCGTGTGCGGCCCGAGCCGCAGCGAGTACGCGTGAACGCGAAAATGCAGCAATCGGATCTCTTCGGGGCAACAGCCTTCAATGCTCGGCTCGCCGAGGCGTTGAAAGAAGAGGGGATCGCACGCTCGCAAGCTGCACACGACAACCTCTTGGATCTCGGGCGGCAGTACGTCAAGCAAGCGGCTCTCGGCCGTGACGATCGGACAGCCACCGCCGACGACGCCGCACGCGGGTTCGAAGCTGCAGGTCTGTCGGCCGACTCTCTTGGCAACGCATCGGGCGCGCTCTTCCGCGGTAAGGACTGGTACTTCACCGGCCGCTGGCAGAAGAGCTCAAGGGCCACGAATCACTCTCACCAGAACCGAGTGTGGCGATACGTCGGTCCGCAATGAGCATCCAAGCGGTGGCATGGGTTCTTGAACGGTCGAAGGTGAAGCTCGGTGCGCGTCTGGTTCTGATCGCAATCGCCAATCACGCGGACGAGCGCGGCGACAACTGCTGGCCGTCGATCGAGCTACTCGCGCGCGAAGCGGGCATGACGGCGCGCCAGGTCTACAACGTCATGCCGAAGCTCGTCGAGTCTGGCGAGCTCGAGATCCTGCGTGGTATGGGGCCGCGCGGTGTTCATCGCTACCGGATCCTCCCGCTCGCGCAGAAGGGTCTCTGGGGGGATGAAGAAATTGCACCTGAAAAATCTTCAGGGGTGAAAAATCGTGCATCGACCCCTGAAATATCTTGCACTGAAGGGGTGAAATCCTTTCAGCCAAACCGTCCTAGAACCTTCCTAGAACCCTCCAGCGTGGGGACTCTCGACCCAGAAGCCTGGGAGCGATACGAGAGCTACCGGCGCGAGATCCGCAAGCCCATCAAGCCAGTTTCGATGCTGGCCGCCCAGCGAAGGCTGGCCGGATTCGGTGCGGATCAGAAGGCCGTCGTCGAGCAGACGATCGCCTGCGGGTGGATTCGGCTCGATGCCGTCAAGGGCACGAAGCCGCCGGCCGCCGGCGCTACGCCGAGCTCCAGGCGGCTGCGGAGCGCGGAGGACACTCGCGCGGTCCGGCTCAGGGCCGCCGAGAACTTGGCACGGCAGCTCGCCATCGAGGGCATGCGTGCCGACGAGACGCTCGAGCAGTTCGAACACCGAGTCGGTCGCGCGCAGCTTGATGCGCTCGGACGCGGCCGCAAGAAAGCGAGCGGCGAATGACCACGAAGGAGATCACATGACCGCATCCGTTGCATCCGTGCTTGCGCCGGCGAATGGCGAAGGCTTCATCGAGCAGCTAGGAGCGGCGATCAACGCCGCGAGCTCTGACAAGACCGTGTCGGACGCGGACCTGGGCGCACTGGTCCGGATCTTGCTGCGGCTGTCGTCGCGGAGTGAAGTACCTGCAGCGGCCGCGGAGAAGTCCGCCGAAGCACCAAAGCGGTCAGCACCCCCCCCCGTAGCCGACGACAAAGCGAAAAAGCCGAACGGATCCGGCCAGCGCGCGAAGCGCACCTCGAGGCGCCCACGCGTCACCTACGACGATCGCGTAAAGATCAAAGCGCGGCACGAGCAGCACATGCAGGGCCGTCAGCGCCCCGAGTCCGGATTCATCGCCGGACTCGCGACTGAGTTCGGCTGCTCGGACGGAACGATCTATGCAATTCTCAAAGAATAGAGCCCGGCGCCGACGGACGGCGGCGTGGGGCCAGTTCGTGGTCATCTTCGGCTGCGTGACGTTCGCGCTCGTCGCGTTAGGAATGCACCCGCTCTACGCGTCGCTCGCCGGGATTGCCGTCTACGCGTTGTTCTCGGGCGTGTTGCGCGAATGAACACCATCAAGCGCTGCCCCAAGCGCAAAGAGTGCGATTGCCTCATCCAGTGCGCGCAGATACCGGTCACCACGAATGTGGGGATCCGGCGCTATCTACGCGAGCTCGTGCAGACGGGTTTGTTTGGTAACACCGTCGAGGCGTGTGCGGAGCGAGTGATTGTGGAAAGCATCGAGAGACACATACGCGACGGGCGACTGCCCGATTACAGGTTCGACCGCGATGCCCGGTGCGCGAGCATCATCGAGCGAAAGGGGAATTGAAATGGCGAAACGCTACAGCCAAGCCAGCGGCGATGTCACAGATCGCATCGTGCAGCTGCGCGAGAAACATCATGCCGAGCTCAAGGATGTAACGATCGACGGCCTGTTCATCTTTGACGACGAGAGCAGCGACCCGGTGCTCATGCATCAGGGCTATCCGGCTGCAGGCCTCGCGCGCATCGTCCCGCTCCGCGATCGCGCCGCGGGCCTTAGCGATTGCCAGATCATTGTCGACCGCGCGACATGGCAAGGACTCGCGGGCGAGCAGAAGAACGCGCTGATTGATCACGAGCTCAACCACTTCGAGCCAGCGATCGACAAGCACGGCAAGCGGAAGTTCGATGCGCTCGATCGTCCGAAGATGCGGATCCGCAAGCACGACTGGCAGCTCGGATGGTTCGATTGCATCGCGGAGCGCCATGGCGAGGCCTCGCTCGAGGTGATGACAGCACGGCAGCTCGTCGCGGAGAGCGGGCAGCTGTACTTCGATTTCGTCAGCTTCACGACAACGCCGGCGGCGTCGCGCAAGAGCAGGACGAGCGAGACACGGGCCCCGCATTGACCACCTACGCCGATATCGCGGGCGAGCTCGGCAAGGCCAAGCGCGCGCACCCGGAAGCAGACGCGCAAGCGGCATTCGTCGAGTGGACGAGGTGGTTTCGCACGCCACTCGGCATGCTGAACAACTTTGTCACTGCGATCGCGAACGGCGCACACCTAGCCGGCGACGAGAAGCAACGACGCGTTCAGGTGGCATATTTGAAAAAGCAAGGCTTCCGTGTCGGAGCTGCCGATCTGTTCATCGCGTATCCGAACGGCGGCTATCACGGATTGTTCATTGAGATGAAGCGTCCGCGCGACGACTTCCGCAGCGACGAAGACGCCGAGCGCGCCGTCACAGAAGAGCAGCTCAAGTATCTGTCGTACAAACAGCGCGCCGGGTACAAGACCGTGATCGCGTTCGGCTGCGACGAAGCCGTGCGCGCAACAGAGCTGTACATGAAAGGCGTCGGCTAGATGGACATCGGGACGCTGATATCGATTTGCTCCGCACGCGGGATCGAGCTCGATCTAGGACGGCCGCGGAAACTTCCGCGAGAACATCGGACAGCGCCGCGACCGCGCGTCGTCGAGGAGGCTAATCCTGACGATCCAAATTCAAAGCCAAAGCTCATACCAGGCGTTTTCTCTGCGCTCGGCCGCCAATCGCATTCGAAACGGATACCGCGGTGGACGAAGAGCGACCTCGGCTTTGCGATGACCGGCGCCTCGCCGGAAGCAACGAACGCTTTCTATTGGTGCATCAATGAAGATGAGCGGTCTGGCAATTATTGCCGGTTCAAGCTGCTCGAGCTCGCGCTCGATCTTCGCGATCGCGATGCGTGGCCCCGCAAGCTGCGTCGTGGTCGGTGTTCCGGTTGTATGGCGCTGCGCTGCTCGCACCACTACGTGGAGGATCTGGTGTCGCTCGCGCTCCTCGAGGGCGCGTGGCCGGGGCGGGTCACGTCGGACGAGGTCCGGGCGGAATGGTTTGGATTGTCCGAAACCCACTTCCGTAGGGCCGTCGGTGAAGGCTACGCCAATGTCTACGGTGCGCTCGAGAATTGGCTCAGGAATGCCATGGCGAACCTCCGACGCCGGCTGCGTGGAGAGGATGAGATTGCGGAGGCAGCTACGGCGAATCAATGAGTTGTGGAAATTGGCGCCGAAAACCGCTATCTTGCGCCACCATGGGGCGGTATCCCCCTCGCTAGATACCAGAAGGGCCAGCCACCGTGCTGGCCCTTTCGTTTTTCTCGATCGTTCGCGATCCCCACGCTGGCCCCAGCCAGCAACCGTCTAGGGCAGCTTCACACGCTGCCCTTTTTATTGTCTGCTGCTGGACTCGCCAGCATCACCGGTGTCGCCGAGCTCGAGGCGATCGGCGTGCTCACGGCGTCGGGTGGCATCTCGGTTGCCGGCGGCGCGTTGCTGACGGATGCAAACTCGCTTCCACAGACGTCTCCGCCGGGCAGAACTGCCGTTGCCTCGGCCTCGCGTCGGTCCGTGTCTCCGGCGCCGCCGGCGAACAGGACTGTCATGGTAGTAAGCCGCCGCAGGCCGCACATGGTGACGAACAATGAATCTTGATCCGCTCCGACGAAGCGACCCGGACTTCTTCCAGTTCGACTGGTCGGAGTTACTGATCGTCGCGCGGGAGCCAGGGCGCACGTATGCGGAGGATGAAGTAGTCCGCCCGGATCCGCCGGTGGGTTTCTACGCGATCTGCACGACCGCGGGAATGACCGGGCATCGGCCTCCGATTTGGCCGCGAGCAGCAGCGCTCACGATTGTCGACGGGAGTGTGGTCTGGACAATGGTGGAACCAGGCGCTGTAGGCCTGCCATCGATCAGCGATGTGGTCTACACCATTACCCCGACCGGGATCCAGCAGAGCAACCCGTCGACCACTGGCCTACGCACGCGCGTGAAACTGGACGCGGCGAATGCCGAGCTCGGGACCTACGAGATCCTTGCCGAGATCGTCTCGGGCGGCGAGGACCATTCCTACAGAGCGACGCTCGAGGTGATCGATTGATCCACATCGACGTGCGCGCGGACATCCGACAGGCCCAGATATTCCTGCGCGAGCTCGCCGGCGAGAAAGGTACGGCACGGGCGACGTCTCGAGCGCTCAATCGCACCGCAACCACGGTGCGCGCCGATGCTGCACGCCTGATGCAGAAGAAGCGGGCCCTGCGCATAGGGGTGATCAAGCAGTCGCTCTCTATACATCGGGCCACGGTATTCAACCTCGAAGCGAGGGTCACGACGAGCGGTAAGGCGATTCCCATTCGCCACTTCTCCAATGTCGGGAAACGAGGAGTGACGGCCAGGGTCGAGCCGGGCACGAAGCGAGTGCTGCTGCGTCGACATGGCAATAAAGCGTTTACGACACCATACCTCGGAGGCGGGGTCACGGTGTTCGTGCGCAGGGGGCGCTCGCGCCTTCCGATTGCGAAATGGTCGCCTGTACCGGGCCTGCCCACGGTATTCGTGCAGAGCCACATCACACGCGCGCTGAAGGCGGTAGTGGCGAGCGTGTTCCCTCGTCGGTTCAAGGAAGAGATGAACTACGAGATCAACAAGGCCAAGGCCAGAGCTGGTGCGTGATGATCAAGGTGGCCAATGCCTTCGCCACATCGTCGCGGGTCCTTCCGACGGGTCGGCCTACCCACGGTGCGCAAGCTCGCGGGTTTCGACGGATTTCCGGCCTCTATGACCCCACCACCAGGTGATTTTTATGAAGTGAAATCAGACACTTACGGGCGCCGTGCACTTTGCGACACGGCGCGCGTAAGCCACTGATTCACTTGGTGGAATGTTTCTTATGCGTAGTGCTGCTAACGATGTCTGACGTCGACGCTCAGGAGGAAATGTTCAAGGGCGCGACGGTCGCGGAGCTCGCCGACAGCGATGTGCTCGCATCGCTGAGCGCGTATGCACGCGCCTTCGGCACGGACCGTGAAACGCTCCGCCGACGTCTGCTCGAGGCCGGCGTTGAGCAGTACGCGGAACGGGGCGGACACAAGCTCTACAAGCTGCGCGAGGTCTATCTCGCGTGGTCGCTTGCGAGCGGCGCGGCCGTCAATCCGGAGAACTTGTCACCGTTCAACCGCCGCGCGTGGTATCAGGCGGAGCTCGACCGGCTGCGCCTCGAGCAAACCCGGGGCGAAGTGATCCCGCGGCTCGAGGTCGAGCAGGAGATCGCCGGCGTCCTCAAGATCGCGGCAGAGACCTTCGACACGCTGCCCGACATCGTCGAGCGAGACTGCGGGGCGACGCCCCAGCAGGTCGCGCGCATTGAGCAGGTTTGCGATCGCGCTCGGGAGGAGATGCACAAGCGTCTCACCGACACCGTATCCGACACGGAGGCCAAGGGGGCCTCGGTGGCTGCACCTGCTGCGGCAGCTGCACCCTCCCGGCCCCCACCTTCCGCCGGCGCGGTGGATCTCGCGACGACGTATCTGCGGGAGGCACTCGGCGCCGGCCCTCGGCCCGCGGCCGAGCTCATCGCGGAAGCGGCGGTGCGTGGCCTATCCGAGACCTCGCTCCGCCGGGCGAAGTCGAAGGCTGGCATCGTTGCGCGGCGCGCCGGCAAGGGCTGGGCGTGGTCGCTGCCGGATCCGCAAGACGTTCAAGGCGGCCAGGCGAGTTGACCGTGACGGCCTTGATTGCCTCGGCGCCCGGGTACGCCCGCGCGCGCGATGTCACGCGCAGCGTCGCCGAGCTCGTGCGGCCGCCGCGGCGGATCCGCCCGAGCGAAGCCGCGGCAAAGTACCTGCGAAACGACAAAGGCCCTTGGACGGCCGACGTCGCGCCAATGATGATTGAGCCGCTCGATCTCCTCGGCGGGCGCGAGTACACAGGGATAGTGCTTGTCGGGCCCCAGCGTGGCGGCAAGACCTTCGGGCTGATCCACGCGGGCATGACCTACGCGGTCACCTGCGCGCCCGGAGATGCGATGGTCGTGCAGATGTCGCAGGACGTCGCCCGCGACTTCAGCCGCATGGAGGTGGATCGCGTTATCCGGTACAGCCCGGAGCTCGCTGAGCAGCTGAGCCCGCGCGCGCGCGACGATAACACCTACGACAAGTTCTTTCGGTCGGGCATGGTGCTGAAGCTGGCCTGGCCGAGCATCAATCAGCTCTCGGGCAAGACGCTGAAGTACGTGTTGATCCCGGACTACGATCGGCCGGAGAACCGTGACAACGTCGACGGCGAGGGATCCGTGTGGGACCTCTCGTTTAAACGCATCCAGACATATATGAGCCGCGGGAAGTGCCTCGCGGAATCATCGCCGGGCGAGCCGCTGCTCGATCCGCGCTGGATGCCGCGCACGCCGCACGAGGCGCCGTCGGTGCGCGGGGTGCTCGAGCTCTACAACCGCGGCACACGCGCGCGGTGGTACTGGCCGTGCATCCACTGCAGCGCGTACTGGGAGCCGAAGCCGGGCCTAGCGGCGTTCGATCTTCCCGAGCTCAAGGAGATCGAGCAGCTCGTGCAGCGCGAGGACTTGATGGCGCTCGCTGCGCGCTATGCGCGCGTCGTGTGTCCGCACTGCGGCGCCACGACCGACATGAGCCACAAGCGCGAGATGAACGTCCGCGGCGTGTGGGTTCACGAGGGCGAGACTCTCAACGCCGACGGGACGCGTAGCGGCAGCCGGCGCCACACGCCGTTCGCGAGCTTCTGGTTCGGCGGCGCCGCGGCGTCGCATCAGCGATGGGACAGCTTGCTCTATTCGTATTTCCAGGCGGTGCTGACGTGCGTCCAAACGGGCGACGAGCAGCCGCTGCAGTTTACGACGAGCTCCGATCAGGCGATGCCCTACATCCCGCGGGCCGCCGGCAAGCGGCGCACGCCAGAGGAGCTCGTGGAGCGACTTGAAACGTGGGAACGCGGCCTTGTACCGGCCGGCGTGCGGTTTCTCACGGCCGCCGTCGACGTCCAGGCGCATCGGTTCGTGGTGCAGGTCATGGGCTGGGGCCCGGGCCTCGAATCGTGGTTGATCGAGCGCTTCAGCATCACCGCGAGCAACCGGCCAGAAGGCGATCGCTTCGCCGGCGTCGATCCGGCCGCGTATGTTGAGGACTGGAACGTGCTCCTCGTGCACGTGATCGAGCGCAAGTATCGCACGGTCGAGTTCGGGCTCGAACTCATGCCGCTGCTGACGCTCTGCGATTCCGGCGGGCGGGAGGGCGTGACCGACAAGGCCTACGACTTCTGGCGCCTCATGCGCGCGAAGATGTACGGATCTCGGTTCATGCTCCTCAAGGGCGTGGGTAACCTGAATGCACCGCGCGCGCAGCAGGCGTGGCCAGATGCTCGGGCTCGGAAGGATCGCACCGCCGGCCGTGGCGACGTGCCGGTGTGGATGCTAAACGTCAACGTCCTGAAGGACGGGATCCACGGCGATATCGGTCGCGAGGTGCCGGGCCCGGGCTACGTGCATCTTCCAGATTGGCTCGACGCTGACTACTTCAACGAGCTCACCGCGGAGACGCGTACCGCGAAGGGCTGGGAACGCTCGAACTCGCACGTCCCGAACGAGGCGTTCGACCTGCACGCGTACAACCGCGCCGCGGCGATTATTTTGAAGGCCGAGGCGATCAACTGGGACAAGCCTCCGGAGTGGGCGGAACCGCTCGACAAGCGGCTCGAACGCCAGAAACAACGGCAGACGGCCGAGCAGGAACGGCGAACAAACCCGCCGCCACCGCGTAGGAATTGGGTCAAGCAATGGTGAGGTCCACGATGAACATCCGCTCGTTTAAACGCGTCGTCGCCATCGCGGTATTTATTTTCGTTCTCGCCGTGGCGTCGATAACAGGCGCCCAGAGGACTGAGCACGCGATCGTCGATGTTGCGGATGACTCAACGACGGTTCACACGGGGCGAGCTTTCCTCCACGGCATTTACGTGAATACCGCGCTATCGGCTCATGCGTTGCCAATCGAAAACGACACGACAGCGGTCCTAACCCTTCCAGCGTCGTTGGCAGCCGGCACGATGTTGACGTTCCCGGGCATCGAGTTCGACACGTCTCTGATCGTTGATCCGAACGACGCGGCGACGGGCAACATCACGGTCATCTACGTCATTCCGTGAATATCCCGGGCTCGCTCGTCGCTGGCGACACGTGGTCGTGGTCTGCCGAATATGGTGATTACCCAGCGCCGACGTGGGTGGCGACTGCGTACTTCGAGAACGCGTCAGAGTCTTTTGAGGTCTCATCGACGCAGAGCGGCACGGCGCATGCCTTCGGAGAAACTGCCGCGAATACGGCGGCGGTCAAAGCTGGTAGCTACCGCGTTCAGATACGAGTCGTTTCCGGGGCCGTTGCTCACACGGTGGAGTCGGGCTGGTGCGAGGTACAAGCGGACCCAGCCGGCGAAGGGAAAGTCGACCACCGATCCTGGGCGCGGCGGACGCTCGAAGCAATAGAGGGGTTTCTCGAGGGCAACGCTACGACGGCCCAGCAGGCGATCACGATCGGCGGCCGCTCGATCTCACGGTGGTCAGTGCCCGAGCTCATGGAGTGGCGTGACAAGTTGCGCGCCGAGGTACGGGTGGAAGAGCAGGGATCCGCAGCTGGCCTGGGTCGCGATATCAAGGTGAGGTACAGCACGCCGTGAAAGAGTCTTACAAGGAACTCGAAGAGCGCCTCACTCGCAAGTCGGACAAGGCGCTCGCTCGCATCAAGAAAGCGCGCAAGACTGAACGAGACGGTCAGACGCGCATGTATGCGGCGGCCCGTTCGTCACGCCTCAACGGCGACTGGCAAGTAGCGAATACGAGCGCAGATTCGGAGCTTTCCGCAAGTCTTACGCAACTCCGGGCGCGCTCGCGCGCTCTTTGTCGCGATGTGAGCTACGCGAAGAGGGCTAAACAGCTTGTTGTCAACAACGTGATAGGCACCGGCATTGGCATGCAGGGCCAGGTGTACACGACACGTAACGAGCTCAACGATCGCGTGAACGCAGAGATCGAGGAAGTTTTCGACGCGTGGGGGTGCGGTGAGTACTGCCACACCGGCGGCCGTCTCGCGTTTTCGATGCTCGAGCGCTCGTTGATGGCTCAGGTATTCGAAGCGGGCGAGGTGCTCGTCCGCAAGCACTATCGACGTTTCGCGGACTCGCCGATTCCCTTCGCGCTCGAAGTGATCGAGGCGGAGCGAATCGCCGACGATCTCTTCAAGCCTTCCTACGATCGCGGGCGCAACGAAGTCCGCATGGGCGTTGAGGTCGACAACTTCGGTCGACCGGTCGCCTATTACATCCGCAAGAGGCACCCGGGCGAGCTCCGATTCGCGATGAACATGACGCCAGATGAGATCGAGCGCGTGCCGGCTGACCAGATCATTCACCTGGCGTTTGGCGACCGTTGGCCGCAGACGCGCGGGGAGCCGTGGATGTCGGCCGTGATTCGCACCGCGAAGGACATGGCCGGATATATCGAGGCTGAGATCACACGGGCGCGAGCTCAGGCTTCGATTCCATGGACGATTGAAACCTCTGAATCGACGACGTCCCTGGGTTCCCCGCAGTCGGACGGATCGGTGGAGATGACCGTCGAGGCGGGCATTGCGAAGCGTCTAAACCCAGGCGAGAAGATGAACGTCCCCGCCTTGGGTTCTCCGAATCCGCAGGTCGAGGCGTTCATGCGCTACTTGCTCCGAGACTTCGCGTCCGGCCTCGGCGTCAGTTACGCGTCGCTGTCCGCTGACTACTCTCAGGGCAACTACTCGAGCTCCCGGCTCGCGCTGCTTGACGATCGGGACGTGTGGCGCGCGTTTCAAGCGTGGTTCCTGCTGTCGTTTCGTCTGCCAGTTCACAAAGAATGGCTGCGCCAGGGCGTGCTTGCGGAGGTCTTCGAGACATTCACCATGACTCAGTACGCGCTCGACCCGCAAAAGTACGAGGCCGTTCGCTTCCGCCCACGTGGCTGGGGCTGGGTCGATCCGACGAAGGAGGTCGAGGCGTTCAAGGAGGCTGTGCGCTGCGGCTTCATGACGCAGCAGGATGTGCTCGCGCAGAGCGGCGCCGACGTCGAGGAAGTGATCGAGCAGCGCGCCAAGGAAGTCGCGCTCGCGAAGCACGCCCAGCTGGTTCTCGACATCGATCCGGCCAACGACAAAGCGATGGAGGCGAAACCGGCAGAGCCGCCGGCTGACGATCCTTCCGACGACGACCAGGACGACGACGAAGAGGCCGACGGGGCCGCCGATCGGCGAGTTCTTTCTTTGAAGAGGTAGGCAACCCATGACGCAAACTGCATCGGCTGAAACGCCGAGGAGCGCGGCTGCACGCGAGTTTCCCTCGAAGCTGGCGCCGCTAACTCGCGACGTCGAGCCGGCGACCATTCAGATCCGCAAGGATGGCGACGTCACGAAGCTGACGTTCTCACTTTCGAGCGAGACACCGATCGAACGGTGGTTTGGCACAGAGATTCTCTCTCATGCCGACGGTTCGATCCGCATGGATCGGGTAAAGCGCGGTGCGGTGCCGTTGCTATTCAACCATAACTGGGACGACCCGGTCGGGATGATCGACGCAGCGCGCGTAGAGGATAAGCGTCTCGTCGTCGACGCCCATCTGTTCAACACAGAGCGGGCCGAGGAAGTCCGCGCGATGCTCGACGGCGGACTTCGCAATGTGTCGGTCGGCTACCGACTGCACGTCGTTGAACACGACAAAGACGAGGAGACCTACACGGCCCGCGACTGGGAGCCGTATGAAGGTTCTATCGTCACGATCCCTGCCGATCCAACAGTCGGCGTCGGCCGAAATCTCGGCCAAGAACTTGAGGTGCGTGTTGTGGACGGTGACACAAAGGTAACCGTTACGGTCACGGCCTCTCCCCCTGTCCCTCAAACACCGGCGCAACCCGCCGTTAGGAGTGTCGCTATGACCGATCCGGTCACCGCCGCGGCGGGCGCAAGCGCCGAGCAACCCAAAGTCACGGCCATTCAGGCAGAGAAGGAGCGCCGCGAGGCAATCTCCAACCTGTGCAAGTCGAACAAGATCGACGCACGGGTCGAGGAGCGCTGGATCCAAGATGGCACGCCGCTCACGGTGGTGGCCAAGGAGCTTCTGGACGTCATGGAGGAGCGCGGCCGAGCTCGGCCGGCAATCGCATCCGAAATCGGCTTGTCATCTAAAGAGGCGCAGAAGTTCAGCCTGTTCCGCGTAATCCGCCACTTGAAGGATCGCGGGGACCCGGCGATTCGCGCCGCCGCTGCGTTCGAGCTCGAGTGCTCTAACGCGGTCGCGGCGAAACTCGGCCGCTCCGGAACGGCGAGTGTCCTGATCCCTGCCGAGGTGCTCACGCGCCCGATGTTGGCCGACGTCATGCAGCGGGCCATGGCGACGACGCCCGGCTCGAAGGGCGGCTACCTCGTCAACGTCGAGAACATGGGATTCATCGACATCCTCCGCAACCGTTCCGTGACGCGGAACCTCGGCGCACGGGTTCTCTCAGGCCTCGAGGGAAACGTCGTGTTCCCGCGGCAGACGGGCAAGCAGAGCGTGACATGGCAGGCGGGTGAGCATACGAGCATCACTGCCGGCGATCAGGCGCTGGGCCAGCTCTCGATGACCCCGAAGACTGCGATCACGATCACGGACGTCTCTGAGCAGTTGCTGCGACAATCGTCTCCGTCCGCCGAGCAATTCGTGATGGCAGACCTCGCGGCGGTCATCGCGATCGATGGCGTCGACGCGGCCGCGATCAATGGCTCGGGTGGAGCTCAGCCGCTGGGGGTGAAGAACACCACCGGCATCACGAGCGGTCAGGACTCGGCGAGCGCTACCTACGCCAAGGTGCTTGCATTCCCGGTCGCGGCCGGCGCGGTCAATGCGATCCGTGGAAACCCTGGCTGGGTTACCAACATCGCCGGCGCCGCGGTGCTCATGCAGAAGTCTCGGTTCTCCAATACCGACACACCGCTCTGGGAAGGCAACCTCCTAGACGGCTCACTGGTGGGCTTCCGCGCGATGTCAAGCGAACAGCTCGCCTCCGGCAACCTGATCTTCGGCTCGTGGGACGAGCTCGTGATAGGCGAGTGGGGCGTGCTCGAGCTTGCCACCGATACGGGCGGCACGCGGTTCAACACGGCGACCGTCGGGATCCGCGCGATGTGGATGGTCGACGTGATGCTGCGGTATCCGCAGGCATTCGTGGTGTCGACCAACCTCTCGGCGTAACCGTGAGAGTCCGCGCACTGCGGGGGGTCTGCGTTGGCGTCGACCGGCACTTGTCAGCCGGCGACGTCACCGACCTCGAGCCCGCGACCGTCCCGTTCCTCGTCAGCATCAAAGCGGTCGAGGTCGTCCCTGACGACCCATCGCCCGCTGTCGAGGCCCATCCAGAACCGAAGAAATCACTGGGCAAAAAGCCCGGCAAGGAGTAGGTGACTATGTTGCTCAATCAACCCTCGGCGGCGACCGCGACGTCGCTGCTCGATGCCGTTTCAGCGGCGAACACCGCGGCGGCCACCAGCGGCAGCGGCAAGTGGCTCGACGTCCGTCCATACGATGGCGAGATTCTCGTCACGCAGCAGATCGGGGCCGTCACCGGCAGCATCACCGGCAAGCTGCAATCGGCTACCGATGCCAACGGCACCGGCGCGGCCGACATTGCCGGGTACACGTACACGGCGGTGAGCTCGGCCAACAACACCCAGACGATCGCAGTCGACCCGAAGAAGGTCGTTGGCGGATTCCTGGGTTACGTCGGCACGATCGTCACAGGCCCTGCGCTGACGAGTGTCGTGGCCGCAGGCAAGAAGAAGGTCGTCTAGTTGGTCGAAAGCGAGGCGGACCGCCTCGCTCTCATCAAAGGCGTCGGCGGCGAGCAGTTCGACACCGGTCGCACAGAGATGCTCTGGGGCATCTTCGACCGCGAGTATTACGATGCCGTCGCCGGCGTCCAGACGATCGAGTCGAGGCGGCCAGTTATCACCTGCCGCTCGTCGGACGTCGAGGCACACGAACTGATAAAAAAAAGCGTCATCCGCCGTGTCGCGGACGATCAGACGTTCGTGGTGAAGCGCCTCGAGCCTGACGGCGTCGGCATGACGATCCTGGTGCTCGAGCAGTGACACACCGAGCGGACCAGATCATCGAGGCGATCGCCGAGCTCGTGCGCGCGCGTATGGAGCCGACGGGCGTTCATGTGTTTAAACACAGACGCGCTTCGCTCGCCCACGATCAGGACGAGTTGCCGGCGATCTCCGTCGACGTGGGTCCGCGCGGCGACCCGATCGGGACGCAGCAATTCCTCGACTGGACGCTGATCGTTCCGATCACTGCGGTCGCGGTTGGGCCAGAGGAGGAGGCGCGCGCGCGCGTCATCGCCATGCAGCGAGAAGTACACATTGCAGTAATGGAGACGGCCGACACGGCGCTCGGCCTGGCCTTTGTGCACCAAACCGAAGACGCCGGGTGGCCCGACGGGATCCTCGTCGACGTCGAAGGTGAGACGCCGGCGTACATCCTAGAGGCGAGCTGGGCCGTGAAGTTTCGAATGAGCCGGGCGGATCCCGGCGCATAGGAGAGAGAACACATGCCAATTTCCAAACGCAGCCAGGCGATCTTCGTCGAGATCGAGGCCTCGCCAGGCGTGGCCGAAACGCTCGTCGGCGCCGATGCGGTGCAGGTGATGAATCTGACGCCGAACCCGGCCGAGGATCTCCGCCTCATCGAGCGCGAGATCATCCGCGCTTCGCTGAACCCGGAGCAGGCCGTCTATGGCGGCGCGCTGTTCGGCTTCCAGTTCGAGGTCGAGCTCAAGGGCTCGGGCACCATCGACGGCCAGCCGCGGTTTGGAGACCTGCTGCGTGCATGCGGCCTGGACGAGACGATCACCGCGTCGACGTCGGTCGTCTACAACCCGCTCTCCGACATTACCGCGCACGAGACGGTGACGATCGGATACCAAGAGGGCGGCAACTTCCGCATCGTGAAGGGCTGCCGCGGCACGGTGTCGCTCAATCTCACGGCAGGTCAATACGGCAAGTTCACCTTCAACATGAAGGGGCGTATCGAAAGCGAGACGCAAACGGCCGCTCCGACGCCGAGTTTCGAGTCCACCGTGCCGCGTGCGTTCGTCGGTGCTACGTTCACAGTCGGTGGATACGCCGCGCCGATCGAGGCGCTCACGCTCGACGTCGGCAACACGATCGCGGTCGGGTCAAACCCGAACAACGCCGACGGGTTCGGAACCCTGATGACGATCACGGCGCGCCAGACTCGCGGGACGATCAACCCGGAGCGCGAGCTCATCGGCACCAAGGACTACATCGGGATCTTTCGCGCCGGCACGAATCAGGCGATCCAGACCGGCACGATCGGCAGCGTCGCGGGGAACCGCTTCGCGCTGGCGATCCCGAATGCGTACTTCCGCAATGTCGGCCCGGGCGATCGCGACGAGCTCCTCACCTACGAGATCGAGTTCGGCGCGCGAGACACCAACGGAATCGACGACTTCACTCTGACGATGACCTGATCGAAAGGCTCCCGATGGATATCACACCGAACCTCGTGCCGTTCTGGCACGAGCCCGAAGGGCAGGACAACGTAGAGCAAGGGCAGCGGGTGCGCTTCAAGTTGCGCCCGCTAACGCAGCCGCAGGTGAGCGAGCTGTTCTCGACATTTGAGACGGCAAGCGAGACCACGCGCCGGCCGACGGCCGCGACGTGGTACGCGGCCGGGTGCATGGGGCTCGACGGCGTTGCTCAGGCAGGAGAGAACCCGATCCAGAATCTCACGATCGCTGGGAAGCCCGCGCGATGGCCACGCGACAAGCTGTATGTCCCGCACGGGTTTGTCTCTTCGTGTGGCGTAAAGCTCTGCATGGACGCCTGGGGTGACGACTCCGGAGAGACGGAAAAAAACTGATTGCGGCGACCGCAGTCGCCCGCGAACCCAAAAACCTTCCCTGTTTGAACAACTGCGGATGCGACGCAGACGGGAACCTACCGCCTGGGTCGACATGGGAGATACCTGGCGTAGTTGTGTTGTCGAGCTGCCCTCGGCGGTACATAAGTGCACGGTCTCACCTAATGCTGCAACTCCACCGCCACTACGTGAACGGCGTCCTGCCGGTTGCAGGCGGGCTTCTGGACCAACCTCACTCCTACTACTCCGCAATGACGACCATCGATGAGTGGATGAAACGTGGCTGACCCCAGAGCAAACCTAATCATCTCGGCGCAGAAGCGCGGGGAGGACGCGTTCCGTTCGTTCGAAACCCAACTATCCGGACTCGCGAGTCGGGCCAAGCTGGCTGGCACTGCCGTGGCCGCGGGCCTGGCACTCATCACGCGAGAGTCATTCCGCAGCATCGACGCGCTCGCGAAACAGGCGGACTCTCTCGGCGTGGCGACCGAGCGGCTCGCCGGCTACAAGCTCGGCGCCGAGCTCGCGGGCATCGAGGAAGACCAATTCATCAAGGCGCTCGAGAAGCAGCGTTCGATTCTTTTCGATGCATCGCAGGGCGTCAAGACGGCGACCGAGGCCTTCGCGGCGCTCGGTCTGAACGTCAACGCGCTGCTGCGCATGAACGCCGACCAGCAGTTCTCGACGATCGCGGATGCGATCTCCAAGGTAGAGAACGCCACGCAGCGCGGTGCCCTCGCGGCCGAGATCTTCGGGGCCCGCAACCAGCGCGTCATTAACTTTTTGACCGAGGGCAGCGCCGCGATCGAGGGCTACGTCCAGCAGGCCGAAGAGCTCGGTCTCGCCGTGAGCCGAGTCGACGCGGCCAAGATTGAGGCCGCGAACGACGCCTTCGAGCTCGGGCAGAAGCGCATCAAGGGCCTCGGCAACGTCATAGCAGTCGAGCTCGCCCCGATCGTGACCGGACTGTCCGAAGCGTTCGTGGCCGCCACCGGCAACGCGACGACCATGGGCGAGACGGTGCGGAAGATCATCGACGGGATAGCCGTCGGGATCGGGCTCATTGCCGACGCGTGGTACGGCTGGAATCTCATCATCGCGCAGACGCGGGTATTCGCCGCCGATCTGTTCGCCGAGTTCAAGCAGTTCGACACACTGATGGCGCGGTCGGACTTCGGGCAGGGCATGCGGGATCTTGTCACGAAGGTGGCGCCCGGGCTCGGGCAAAACCTTCAGGAAGCCGCAGCGCAAAACATCTCGCTCGCGGATGCAGCGCGCGAGACCGCGGCGGCGATGCAGGCGGAGCTCGATGCGCTGATCGCGTCTGGCCCACCGTCGGAGCGAATTGCCGCGGCACTACAGCAAGCGCGCATCGATGCAGAGGCGTCCGCGCAAGCCGTGGCCGCGGGCGCTGCCGCCGCGATCGACGTCGCCGGCGCAGAGTTCGAGACCGGAGGCGACGACCGTGCGCGCGAGCTCGCCGAGCGCGAGGCGGAGAGGGAGCGCGCCCGCTTCGAGCAGAGCTTCGAGGCCGTCCGGCAGTACACGCTCACGCGCGAGGAAATGGAGCTCGAGGCGATCTCGCGCCGGCAGGAGATCGTCGACAACGCATTCCTGCGGGGGCTCATCGGCGAGCAGGCGTACAACGAGTTGCGCGCGGAAGTCGCGCGAAAAGGCCAGGAGGCGCTCACCGAGATCGAGCTCGAGGGGCTCGACGAGCGTCAGAAATTCGAACGTATGGCGCTACAAAAGAAGGCCCAGTTCGTGCTCGGCCAGCTCACGCAGATGACCGCCGGCGTCGCGCAGTCGAATAGGACTTTGTTCAATATCAACAAGCTCGCAGCGATCGGCGAGGCGACGGTAAATACGGCGGCGGGCGTCACGCAGGCGCTTCGACACTACCCGCCGCCGCTGTCGTTCGTGATGGCGGCGGCAGTCGCGGCAGCGGGCCTCGCGCAGATTCAAGCGATTCGCGGGACGAGCTTCGGGGGTGGTACGACGCCGTCAGCAGCGGGGACCGTACCGACGTTCGGCGGCGAGCCGATACCGACGCAAGCTACGGCGGAGCGCAGCGAAGCGCGCAGCGGCGTCGTCGTGAACGTGAACTTCAATGCCGGGCAGTTCGTCGGGCACATCGACGAGCGCACCGCGCGGCTCATCGGCGAAGCGATCGGGAAGGAGATCAACGACCGAGACTTCGAGATGTTCAATGGCGGCTCACAGCAGGCGGTGACGATCCGCTCGAGGAGCTGAAGTCGTGGCCGTCATCACCTACACGGCGACGCGCTCGATCATGGGCGGGCACACGCAGGGCCTCGTGTACAAGATCGAAACGCAGTTCTACGCGCGCCCTCGTCACAGCAGCGCGGAGCGACACACGCGCGTCTCGCTCGCCGGCATTCAGGAGAGCTACCTCTATCGCATCGCGCGCAGCTACGCGATCAAGAGCGATCTGATCGCGCTGTCGGCTCTCAATAACTGGCGCGAGTTCTTCGACTCGGTCGCTAACAGCGAGACGTTTCAGATCGACTTCACCGGAACGATCGCCGTGCCAGGCACCGACGTCGATGTGCGCATGACGTCGACTGACATTGTCGAGAGCGAGATCGGCGGCGCGCTCAAGCAGTATCAGTTCGCCGTCGAGGAAGTCTAAGTCGTGAGGCCCGACCCTCCCGGCTCGCTGCTCACGGCGCCGCTACGAGAGCCGCGACACGTCGTCGCGATCATCTACCCGACCGGCTCGATCTACTTCACGTCGAAAGTAGGCATGACGAACGTGCCGGGTCAGGTCGTGCAGGGCGTGTTGCAAAATATCTCGAGCATCAGCCAGCAGCTATATCCCGACGACGGGCGCGCGACGATCGGCGCGATGAGCTTCTCGGTCGTCGACGTCGACGGCGACGTGACCGAGCTGATCCGCTCGCAGTTGCAGACGTTCGACTACGGCATCCGGCAGCGCGAGGTGCGCGTGTGGACGGGAGACAGCGACGACTTCAATCTGCTCACGCGAGTCGAGACGTATATCGTCGATGACGTCGTCGAGCTGCACCAGCGAAGCTACCGATTCTCGTGCTCCGATCGCAGTCGCGAGATGCGCGACGATATCTTCGAGCAGGTCGGGACGCGACTCACTTCGAGCTACGCGCCGGGCGACTCCGTGCTCAACGTCCAGTCGACGGCAGGGTTCGAGATGCTCGAGCACACGGCAGCGTTCACGGACGCGCCGAGCGCGACCGTCGGCTACGTGCGCCTGCGCAAGACCGGCGAGAAGATACGCTACACCGGCAAGACGCCCACCTCGTTCACCGGCTGCGTCGGCGAGCGCTTCGGGACCATCGCCCAGGAGATCGTCGTCGATCCAGCCACCGACGCCGACCGGCTACCCGAGGTCGAGGAGCTGATCTACCTCGAGATGCCCGGCCCGCAGTTTCTCTACGCGGTACAGACCGGCACGATTCTCGGGACTTCGATCACACTGCCCGAGCGCTGGCATCTCGGGATGGAGACGACGTCGATCAACGACGCGCTCTACTCGGCGATCGGCGTCGACCTGTTCGACCCGAACGACCACTCGAAGGGTCTGATCCTGCGCTTCGTAGACCTTCAGAAAACCGACGGCAAGCGTTTCTGTGAGAAGCAGTTGCACGTGCCGATGATGACGTTCCCGCCTATCGACGCGTTCGGTCGCATAGGGCTCAGGCGCGTCGCGCCGCTGCTCTCGACGGCAGCTCCCGTTGCGGTTCTCAACGAGACGAACGTGATCAGCTACAGCGCCGTCGTTCACAACCAGTCGCGCGTCATCAACGTGGCGACGTTCGACTGGAACTTCAACGGCGAGGAATACACGCGTCCCGAGATACTGTTCAATCTCGATTCGATCGTTCGCTTCGGAATAGGCGCGCGCCGCGAGTACGAGTTCGCAGGGCTCTACGTCTCGCGACATTCGCGAGCGACGATTCAGCGAATCATGGACGCGCTCACCGATCGCTACGGCGCGCCGCCGATCGAGGTGACTCTGCAGCTCTCCTCGACGCTGAACTACCTCGAGATCGGCGACGTAGTGCTGCTGCAACTGTCGGAGGTGCGCGACTACGCCGGAGTCGGCACTCTGAATCGCACCTTCGAGATTCAGTCGATCTCGCGCAACTGGGTGACCGGCGAGCTGACCGCGCGCGTGTTCGGATCCACCGCGCGCATCGCGCAGCAGATCAACACGAACCTGGGGTCGGTGCTCTCGGACGCGTGGCTTACCGGTACGGGGACGGCGCTCAACACCGTACTGACGATGATCGGCGACAACGTGAGCGCGAGCGGCGATCTGCCGGCAGGGACGTACTACCACGACGGCGACGTGATTATTCCCGTCGGCGTGACGATCACCGTGAACGGCAACGTGCAGCTCCGCACTACGGGCGAGCTGATAGTCAACGGCAGGATCGACGGCAAGGGGCGCGGGCTCGCGGCGATCGCTGACCCGAACACGGTCGGCCAAGGTCTAGTCGAGGACCTCGGCGCGCAAATGCAGACATTCGGCTCGACGCGCGGCAGCGCTGGCATCTACTACGGTGGCAGCGGGAGATATATCGGCTACGGTATCCCGCCGAACGGGCGCGTCGGTATCGCGGCGACACCGCGCTTCGCGCTCGCGACTGTCGCCGGCGAGCTGCTCGGATTGCCGCAGGAGCTACGCGGGACGCCTGGCGTCTACGGCTGGCCGATCGTCGACTCGACGATGCCGTTCGACGTCGGCGCAGTGAGCGCCAAGGGCGGCGCGGGAGGGAATGGCGGCGCCGGTCTCGCGCTGATCGGTCGCGGGCTCTCGCGCGGCGTGTCCGGTCAGATCGACTTGTCTGGTGACGACGGCAGTGCGCCGGTCTCTGACGTAACTCTCGGCGGTCGCTCGCTCAGGCCCGGAGCTGGTGGCGGCGGCTCACCTGGGTCGCTGCTCGTCGTGCTCGACGGCGACAACCTGCCGCTGCCGGACCTGACGAATGCGCTGGTCGTGATGCACGGCGCGACTCCACAGTCGGGCTCGCGCATAAATTTCGAGCCGTCTGTCAACCCGCCCGCAGAACCGTGGACAGGAGAAGACGCTGGTCTCGGCGCGTTCGATGTATTCGAGGGAGCGCACGTCATTCAGTACGCGCCGCGAGACCTTACGCTCGAGTCGAGCGACGACGAGCTGGTCCAGGCGCCCTCGCTGCTCGTGGCCGACGGCGACGGCGTGAGCGTGCGATTAACGTGGGTCCCGCCGCCCGAGGACAAGTACGACTACGTGGAGGTGTGGGAGTCGATCAACAACGACCGCGCGAACGCAGTCAGGCTCGCGCTCGTGCGCGGCTCGACGTGGGAGACCGCGAGCGACGTCACGGTCACGCGCTACTTCTGGGCGCGCGCGGCGAAGCTCGGCATCGGCGTATCCGAGTGGGAGCCCGTGTTGTCGAACGCGGGCGTCGTCGTGACGTTCGGCGGCGCTGCTGGGACCGACGGGCAGGACGCGGTCGAGGTCGCGGTGACGACGTCTGCGCCGCTTCAGTTCGTGCAGGCTCAGGGCGGCGCGTGGTCGCACGACACGGTCGATGTCACGTTTACCTTCAAGCAGGGCGGGATCGACATCGCGACTCACGTGATCCGCTTCACGCGCAGCGACGACGACCTCACCGGGGCCACCTTCAGCGAGGGCGGCGAGGCGACAGCCGAGGCGTTCGTCGGGAACGGCACGCCCAGCGCGACCGCGATCGTGACGCACGTCGCGAGCGGGGTAGCCGCGGCGATCGCCTGCAGCGCCGTCATGAGCGGTGCCCAGGGTGAGCCGGGCCGACAGACGCTCAACGGCAACCCGACGTTCTCTAGTGCCGACGGGACGGTGCCGAGCTTCGCGCGCTGGAACGTCGTCACCGGGAACGTCGCGGTCGTCACGCTCGCGGACGGCGTCGCCGGGCGCTTCGCCGCGCGCGCGACCAATGACTCGCAGTTCCTCGCGGATCGCATGGCGCTCGACGCGAGCAAGACCTATCGCGTCGGCGCATGGGTGCGGTCGGCGCTGGAGACCGGGAAGGTCTACCTGCTCGTCGCCTTCTACGACGCGAGCGGCGCGAACATCACGCCGGGGCAGGCACCGTGGGGGACCGGGACGTATCACTACTGGGGCCTCGTGGAAGAAGCGCCGCCGACGGCGTTCGAGCGCTACGAGCTGACGTTCGGGCCGCGCGGCGAGTTCCACATCCCGAGCGGCGCGGTCGAGTGCGCGATAGGCGCGTTGCTCAACTACGGGGCCGGCACGGACACGATCGACGTGCAGGACCTCGGGCTCGTTGAGGACGCGGCGACTCAGCTCGACTTCGCTCACGTCCAGACGTTCCGCTCGATGGGGCTGCGCACCGACACGCGCAGCTTCCAGAAGGTCCAGGGCGAGAACCTGTGGGACGCGCACGTCTACTCGGTCGAGAGCTACCGCGCGTGCGCCGCCTCGTGGCAGCCTGCCCAGGCGACGGCGAACCTGATGCTCGCGCTCGACACTGCGCCGAGCGAGGACGCCGACTACACCTCGCTCGACTACGCCCTGCACTGCACCGGGAGCGGCGGCCTGCAGATATTCGAGAGCGGGACGTACATCGGTGGGTTCGGCTCGCACGTCGCGGGCGACCAACTCTCGGTCGAGTACGACGGCTTCACCGTGCGCTACAAGCAGAACGGCGTCGTGCTGCGAGAGGTCGCCGACGCGGGCAAAACGTTCTTCTTCGACTCGTCCTTCTACACGGTGGGCGCGCAGGCGGACAACGTGAGCTTCGCGCCGATCACGCAGGGCCCCATCCCGCTCTCGCAGCAAGACATCGCCGCGCGCGGCTGGCAGTTCGACGGCGCGTTCTCGTCGACCGACGCCGACACCGTAGCGTGGACGGCCGGCACGTTCCGGTCAGCCGACGGGACGAGCTACAGCATCGGCATCGGCAACACCGGCAACATGACTGCGCCGACGTTCATCTACCTGGACATCGCCGTCTCGTTGACCGCGCTGCAGACGACGACATCGCCGCAGAACGCGGTCGGGGCCGGCAAGGTTCTGATCGCAGTCGCCGAGGACAACGCCACAGGCTCGGCGTTCTTCCAGGCGTTCGGCGGCGCGGGTGGGTTCGGTGGCGTGGACCTGTCCGTCGACGTGACCGGCCAGTTGCAGACGGCCTTCGCAGCTGCCGGGCTTATCAATGCCAACATCACGATCAACGCGGACGGGACGCTGAGCGCTGCCGGCGGCGGGCAGGCGTCGCTCAACTCGCTGCCGGGCGCGATCTCAGCGGGGCAGATCAACGCGAACGCGGTCACCACCGCGAAGCTCGACGCGCTCGCGGTCACAGCCGCGAAGATCGCGGCCAATGCCGTCGAGACGGACAAGATCAATGCGAACGCGGTGACGGCCGCCAAGATCGCGGCGAACACGATCACGGCGGCGCAGATCGCGGCCGATACCATCACGGCGAACAACATCGCCGCGACGTTCACTTGGGCCAAGGACTTCATCGTCTCGACCGACGGAAAGATCAGGCAGGGCAAGACGAGCGCCAGCGACTCGACGAACGCTGGCATCTACATAGGGTACGACGGCAGCAGCTCCTACGACATTTATGCGGGAGCTGCCAACGACGCATCGTTCTGGCGCTACGACGGCAGCACCGGCCAGGTCACGCATAAGGGCCGACATTTTCGCACTGACGCTGTCATCGACGTCAGCGCGCTCAATGTCGTGCTCGGGTTCGAGGGGACCGACGGGAATACGTCGAACACGAGCTTCGTAGTCGCGAAGACATTCACGCCTGACTTCACAGGGAGTTTCCGAGCAGCGATTAGCGCAGAGGCCATAACTGGTGGAACCGGGGAGTGGCGAGTGGTGCGCAACGGCTCGACGGTAGTCAGTGGGCCTCACACGATCACGACGTCGACGGTCTACACGAGCGACGCGATCACGAACAGCAACGTCGACGACTACTACGAGCTGCAGGTTCGCTACGTCTCGGGCGGCGGAGGCCAGGTCGTGTGGCTCGACGCGAGGATACTCGGAACGCCAAACAACTATGGGAGGTGGTCGTGAGAAAGTTCGTTCTAGCGTGCGCGCTCGCGTGCGCGTCGTGCTCATCGGCGCTGATCGTCAATCCGGAATCGCTCGAGCCTGGTCAAGTGGCCGGCGTCGGCGCCGATGAGGCCGGCTTCTACGCATGCCGTGACGACGTCACCGAGCTCGCGCGTCGCTCGCGGCTTAGCGACGTGGAAGTGCGCTGCCGCATGGGCTTTAACCGCTAGAGGGTAATCGCGTCATGTTGAAGAGAGTTCTCGCCGTCTTAGCCGCTGTTCTAGTAGCGCAGTCAGCTCTCGCGTTCGACGCGGCTGTCGTCCCGCTGCAGCAGGCGCCCGCGACCAACACGACGCAGAACTACACGGTCATGGGATTCGGCACGCCGCAGTGCGCGAAGGTCATTGCAACGAGCGCGAGCGCGGCGAACACCGTCACCGCGGACCTCATCTGGTCGGTCGGCTTCTGGGACGACGGCAACAACCAGGAGGCGGTCGTCTATTCGGACGATGACAACGTCGCGACGACGGCGACGTCGGTCCACGGGTCGGCGACCGAGGCGCTGGTGATCGTCACTGCCGGCACTACTACTATCGTTCGCTCCGCCTCGGTCGCGGCGACGACCGACGGCGTGCAGCTCACGTGGGTCGGCTCGCAGACGAGCGTGCGCCCGCAGGTGCGAGTCACGCTTTACCGGGGGCTCGCCGACTGCCAGGTCGGCGAGGTGATCGTGCCGAATACGATCGGAGCGACGGTCTCGATCACCGGCATGTCCGCGGCGCCGAACGTAGGTTTGTTCGCGTGGAGCGCGTCACAGAGCGGCATAGGCACCGGCGACGTCTTCAATCGAATCAGCGTCGGCGTCGCGGTCGACGACGGCTCGCTGACACAAAGATCGGCACACGCTTACTCGACGGACAACGTCACGACGCCGGTCGCAAACGGCATCCTGAGGACGAACCGTGTCGGCGGCGAGCAAGGCGGGAACAGATCGGGCGAACTCACCGCCTGGAACTCGGACGGCGTGACGATCACGAAGCGCGACGCTACCGCTGCGCGCGACATGGCCTACTTGCTCATGTCGATCTCGGACGCAGACTTCAAGCTAGCGTCTCTCGACTCGCCCAACTCGGCCTCGGCTGACTGGAATGTGACGGGCGTAGGATTCCAGCCGAGCTACCTGCTGCTCGGGCTGACCGACGTCCAGACAGAAGACTCGCAGCAAGGCAACGAGGGGGTCGTCGGCGTCTTCGAGACCGACGGGGCCGAGGAGAGCACGCTCGCCGTAGCCACCCAGGGATTCGGCGCGCCGACGAACAGCAACTCTCAGTCGCTCGCCTACGATCGCCTGTTTTTCGAGAGCGCAGACGGGACGACGATCTACGACGGGCACGATCTCGAGCTGACGAGCGACGGCTTCCGCATCGTGGACGCGAACCTCGATGTCGCGAGCGCAACGACGCACCGATTCTTTTACCTCGCCATCGGCCAAGCTGCGACGACCAGCGCCGCAGCTGTCAGACGCCGACTACTGCAACAGGAGCTGCAATGAAGATCACGACCACCCTCGCCGCTATTTGCGCTGCGCTTATCAGCACCCTCGGCTTAGCCGCCGAGCTGATCCCATACGGCGTGGCTCACACGTATCAGCTATGCGTCTACAGCTACTCGAGCCCGGCCGACCTCGTGAGCACGTTCACCTGGGCGGACGCCGACATCGTCGTCTCGAAGGACGGGACCGAAGCGAACGCAGCGAACGCGGCGTCGACGAACGTCAACGACAACGGCCTGTGCTTCGACCACGCGCTCACGGCGACGGAGACCCAGGCGAAGAACGTCAGCGTCATCGTGCAGGATGCCAGCGGCGGACCGCTGATCGTCGCGGAGAACATCGAGTTCGTGACCTACGGGCACCCGTCAAGCGCGAACCCGACGCTCGGGCCGAGCGACGTGATCCTGCACGGCGTCGCGACGGGAGGCACGACCACGACGCTCGTCGACACTGTGAATCTGACGCAGGCGGCGGACAACTGGTTCAACAACAAGGTCATCGTGAAGTTCACGAGCGGGAGCAACGCGGGTCAGGTCGCGTGCGCGCGCACCTTCACCGCGTCGTCCGACACTATCGCCTTCGGCGAGGTGCTGCCGAACGCCGTCGCGAGCGGCGACCACTACGACCTGATCGCCGCGCCGTACTGCCAAGGAGTGTTCTGACATGACGCAGCGCCTCAGGAGCGGAGTAGTCGATCAGGTCGTCTACTTCAGGATGCCATCCCCCGGGCTATCTGGCTTCGCCGTCTGGTACACGCGCAACGGCGGCAACGCCGTGCAGATGACGACGCCGGCAATCTCGCAGCCGAGCGCGGCGAACATGCCGACGGTGTACGCGCTGCTGGCCGACGAGGTCGACCTCGTGACGATGTCGGGCGGCAACATCTGCGAGCAGGTGCTCGTGCAGGTCTCGCTCGCCGGCCAGCCGACGCAGTTCATCGAGCTTGAGCTGTACGTCGACGACTTGTCGCACGTCCTCGGAAGCGCAATCGCGGAGGGCGGCGTCGCTCCGGGCGGCGGGCCTATTGGCTACTAGTCCGGGGGCTGCATGACGCAGCAGAATCCGACCGACCAGATGCTCCGCGACGCGGGCTACCTGCTCGCGATCGACTTCGGCGTCGACGTCAACGAGACGGCGGCGAACAACCGGCAGAACTTCCAGGACTGGATCGACTGGGCGCGCAGCCACAACAACCAGCCCACGTTCCTGCACGGGAACGCGTCGCCCTACCTCATCGACGACACGCTGCGGCTGTTCCGGCACGGCAACATCCCCGGCTCCGGCGTCGCGCATAATTCCTACGAGTTCTTCGGCGGCTACCCGCGGCCGACCATCAAGATCGCGGCGAGCGCGCCCAACTTCGACAACGCGGCGGACCCGCGCCCGATCCTCGCGTTCCGGCAGTTCCTCAACACGGACGGCACGACTCCGTGGAGCCAGCCCACGCATCCGCTCGACAATCCTCCGGGCTGGATCGCGTGGTCGGTGGGCGGGTTCGGCAACTGCCTGCACAATGTGATCCTCGACACGAGCGGGCACGATGGAGCCGTCGGGCTCTACTACTCGGGCGCGCAGTGGAACCGATGCGGGACAGTCAAGGTCATCGCGACGGGGTCGCCAGTTGGCATCTGGAATCTGCCGGGTCCGGGGTGCGCATCGACCGACATCGAAATCATCGGCGGCGACATAGGGCTCAAGATGGGCCAGGGCAAGGTGTCTGGCGAGGGGCCAATAGGAGCCGTAGTCGCGGGCCTCAAGATCGACGGGGCAACCATCCCGCTCGTGCGCGACTATACCGGCGGAGCCTGCATGATCGTGGGCTTCGAGTTCCTCAACTGCCCGAGCACCGTCTATACGGTCCCGACGATAGCGCGGACCGAGGCGAGCCTCGCGCTCGTCGACGGACGCATCCAGATCGTCGGCGGTGGCAACCCGCTCGCAATCGACAACGCGCAGATGAAGAACCTCTACCTGCGCAACATCTACGTGACGGGCACGACGAATCTCGTCAAGAGCGGCTCGAACTCGACGCTGACCGGCAGCGGCACGTGGGCGCGCGTCGTCGAGTACGCGGCGAACGACCCTGACGGAGCGCCGCCCTACGCCAGCGGCGAGCAGGTGATCCGCACCTACTCGATCCTCAACGGCGTGAAGTCGTTCACGACGCAGGAGCCCGTCAAAAGCGCGCAGTCGAGCGTCGCCGACCCGACCTCTGTCGTCAGGACGCGCCACAACCCGCCGCCGCTCCCGCACATCGACGACGGCTTGGAGTATGAGGACGTCGTCCTCGACCACGGCGCGGTCCCGGGCTCCACCAACAACAGCCGCGCCGCGATCCAGGCGGCGATAGCGGCAGCAGAGACAAACGGCCACAACCGCGTGTTTCTGCGCAACGCGACTTTCGGCATCGGCGAGAACCCTGCGGGCGGCTACGGCATCAGGCTGGCGAAGGACACGCAGCTATTCGGGGCCTCGGCGGCTCAGGAGTACGGCGCGACGCTGTGGACGCACTCGTCGTGGACGCCCGAGACCGGCTTCCCGTACCTGCTCGACACGACCGACGACGAGTTCGGCATCGCCTCGCTCTCCACCCTGCGACTCATGGTCCGGCGCAACGGCGGGACGGGCGGCACGTCGACGGTGCCGTACTCGCAGGACCGCTTCAACAACCTGCGCTGGCGCAACGGGCGCAACTCGTGGACGTGGGGCTTCTCGATCCTCAACGCGTTTATTCCCGTCGAGATCGTCACGAACGCGCGACACGAGTGGGAGATCGTCGGCGGCGGCGGCGGCAGGCACTACAGTTACGTTGGCCTCGACAAATCAGGCGGGCACGTCGACTGGCGCTCGCTCTACATCTTCGGCACGGACGAGCCGCTCCTGATCTACGGCCCGAACTGCGAGGCGCAGAAGATCATCTCGACGATGCCGCGCGAGGCGTGGGAGGTCACGGGCGCGGAGAACGTGCGCTTCTATGGCGTCAAGAAGGAGGGCCGCGCGACGCAGCTGCGCGTCACCGACTCGCAGAACGTCGCGATCTTCGGCTACTCAACCAACGCGCAGCTCACGCAGCCCGACCACATCGAGTTCTTCGGCGACAGCAATAACCTGCTGGCGGCGCTCATCATGAACAACGATGCGCCCGTCTCGGCGACGAACTACCAGCTCGTCGAGGACCTCGACGCGACGGCGCTCGTGGGCGTGACGTTCCCCGAGGGCGTCTCGATCTACAAGCGCGGGGAGATCGACGACGCCGCGCTGTGGTCGCCGCCCGCGATCTTCGCCGACGTGGCGCAGATCGTCGTCACGCCGAATCCAGCGACGATCACGAAGGGGCGCACCGTGATCGCGGTGCCCGCGCAGCTCGTCGTGACGCCGCGGCTCGCGATCGTGAAGAAGGGCTCGCTGCTCAAGGCGTTCTGGCAGGCGCAGTTCTGGCAATCGGAGATGTGGGCCGAGGGCTTCTGGCGCGGCGTCGGCAGCTTCGACGAGGACTTCTGGCAGCACGAGTTCTGGGAATCTGACTTCTGGGTCGATGGCTTCTGGCAAGAGGTCGCCGCTCCGCCAGTGGTTGATACGAGTACTAGGTTCATCCGCAGCACGCGACGCAGGCGGAGCTTCTGAGAGGAAACGAGCGATGGCACAAGGCACGGTCTCGATATTCGACGCGTTCTTGGAGAACGTGCTTGACAGCGGGATCCACGACTTCGGCGCGACGCCGAACGCGATCAAGGTGGCGCTCATCAAGTCGGCCGCGAACGGTGGCGACGATCCTGCCGTTACAGATCCCGACCCTCGCTGGGGCGCTGGCGGCGGCACGAATTTCGCGAGCGCTGAGGTCACGCCGGGCGGGAACTACGCGGCCGGCGGCAAGAGCTGCGCGGCTGCGTCAGCGACGCTCGTCGGGGGAGTCCTGCACGTCGACTTCGGCGACCCGTCCACGTGGGACCAGCACGCCTCGAACCCGACGAACGCGCGGTGGGGCATCGTGTACGACGACACGGCGACCGGGAAGCAGTGCATCGGGTTCGTCGACCTGGGGAGCGACTTCGACATGAGCGGCGGACCGCTCACGATCACGTGGGGCACGCCGTTCGCGACCGTCAATCAAGCTTAGGGGCAACGGGAGGTCATTCTAATGACTTGGCTGATACCCGAATGGGCCGTCTGGGTGATCGTGATCGCCCTCGTCGGCGAGTTCGCGATCGTCACGGCCTACGTCTACGTGATGACCGTCAAGCAGCTGCTGGCCACCGGCGTGTGGGTC